CTGCTGATAGAATTAAAGGTGTTTTGGCTGCATAGCGGGATTGGTATAGGGGATGTGCTCCAGTCTTCCAAACTGGTGAGGCGGGTTCGATTCCCGCATCCCGCTCCAACTTTAAGGATATATTATGTCTAAATTTACTTTTGCTCATACTCTTGACGATCTCAAGATCACTCATGAGTTCGAAGAGATTCAACTTAATAATGTTATAGAAAATTTTGAATCTTTTCTTCGCGGGTGTGGTTTTGTTTTTGACGGGAACTTGGAGATCGTAGGAAATGAAAACAACCCTTTAGAGGAATATGAAACCTTTAGTACTATGAATCTTAATTTGGACGGTATTGAAGGGGCTGTAGGTTCCGACTACATCTATGTTACCCCTCCAGGAGGTGTTGGTGGAGCTGACTGCGACTATGTCGGCGATTGGGATACTCAATGTAAGAATATTGACAAGCTTGCAAAGGGTAGGAACAAGTGAAAAAGTCTTTTAATCTTAAGGTTCAAGAAGGTGTAGATGGAGAACTTTATCTCCAACTTAACGACGAAGTTCTAGAAGCCTCTGGATTTAAAATCGGCGATAAACTACAATGGATTGACAATAAAGATGGTTCATGGAGTATGATTAAAGTGGATGATAGTCTTAATTACTACGTTGTAGATGTTCTAAGCACGTTTCGTAATCGATACGTTATAAAAGCAAAATGTCTTGATGACGCGTTAGATGAAGTTGTATTTAATGAACACGATCCAGAATTCAATGAGTTTTCTCAGAAGCATATAGGTACTCAGGTTTTTGATGCTCGGCAGATTGCATATGCTGATATCCTAGAACTTAGCAAGAAAGATAATGATTATCTGAGCTCTTGGACTGAAGCTGAAGTTGTTGAACGCCTTACTAATACTATCGACTATAAGGACTAAAATGTTTCGTAGTCAAGCTCAGCTTAAACTTATGCGAGACCAGAAGGAATCTGCTATGAGTGGTTTCTTCTATAACCTAGTAGAGACGACGCAGTTTGCTTTAGAAGATATTCAAGATATGTTTCTTGAAGAATTTCCTAATGAGCATGATTATCTTAGCGAACTCGTATCGGAGCTTAGTAATTGATTATTAGAGTTAGTAATACCGGAAGAAAGCCTTCCAAGAGGGCTCGCGAGAAGCAGAAAGCTGCATGGGCAGCTCATTGCAAGAAGTACGGCCTTAATCAAGGCAAAGAAAATAAAAATGTGCGATACAGAATTAATAAGTTTGGAGAATTTGAAGAAGTCTAAGTGGGATCGTAGGTTTATAGAACTTGCATCTCATATCAGTTATTGGTCGAAAGATCCTAGCACTAAAGTTGGTTCAGTTATAGTCAATGAAAAAAATCATATATTATCTGTTGGTTATAACGGGTTTCCTAGTGGCGTTGAAGATAGTCCTTTACGGTATTCTGATAGGGATACCAAGCTTAAGTACGTGTGTCACGCCGAGCGGAACGCCCTTGACAATGCCCACTCCGATGTATCAAACTGCACTCTCTATGCAACCCTAATGCCTTGCAATGAGTGTGCTAAATCAATCATACAGCGCGGTATAAAACGGGTTGTGTGTTACGTACCTGACCCTAGCAGAGACGGTGCGAGCTTTAATTGGGATGTAACTAAATCTATGTTTGAAGAAGCGGGAATTCAACTTGACATGGTTGATCTCGTATAAATAATTATGCAGCGCCTTCGGGGCTGCAATTTTATCTTGCTTAATTTAAGGAGAATTATATGACTACACTTCCATCTATGCTTCTGGGCAACCAATTCAAGGACCTCGATAAGTTCTTTGTTGGGTTTGACGACACATTCAATCGCATGGCTAAGTTCCATGACGATGTCGCAAAGAACATCCCAAACTATCCTCCATACAACATCAAGAAGGTTGATGACAACAAGTACGTTATTGAACTAGCCGTTGCTGGTTTCTCTAAGAACGAACTTGAACTAGAACTTGCTGACGGTGTGCTCACCGTTAAGGGTTCAACCTCTATCGACTCTCTTGTTAACGATGGAGTCGATCAGACATTCCTTTATAAGGGTATTTCAGATCGTTCGTTCGCTCGCAAGTTTACTCTTGCTGATACAGTTGAAATTAAGAATGCCGAATATATTAACGGTCTTCTTAAGGTATTCCTTGAGCGTATTATTCCCGAACACAAGAAGCCGAAGAAGATTGAGATTAACTCTTCTGACAAGCAGCTTCTAGTCGAAACCGAGGCCAAAAAGTGAACTGGTGGCCAGTTACCGACGAAGAATGGGAATATTTAAACAGACAAGGTAAGTAGAAAGAAAGGGGGTTGCCCCCTTTCTTTTATTTCTAAAATAAACTATAATTAGACCTATGAATGACATTATTATTGATATCTGGGGCTGGATTAAGAATGACTATAGGTCTAATAATTTTAGGTTTATTATTGAGCTTGTCGCTTGGGCTATTAGTATTGGGTGTGCAATTACAATGGCGGCTACCGTACCTAATCCTCCCCTTATGGCTCTTTATCCTATTTGGATTACTGGTTGCTGCCTTTACGCATGGGCTGCATTTAGTCGTAAATCATTTGGCATGCTAATTAATTACATGCTCCTCGTGACGATTGATTCAATTGGATTGATCAGAATTTATTTTTAAGGATACATCATGTCTACTATTACAGTTCTTAAGCTTCTTAACGGTGAAGAATATATCGGAAGTTTCGTTAAAGAAGAAGATGATAAGATTTTTATTCAAGACGTAGCAATTGTTCAAATGCTCCCCGGCAATAATGGTCGAATCAATCTAGGTCTTATTCCTTTTGCACCCTATGCCGAAGAAACTACTTTCGGTATTGAAAAGAAGCATATCACTACCCGGTTCACTCCTAACGTAGAACTCCTAAATAACTATAATCGTATTTTCGGCTCCGGCCTAGTAGTTGCACAGACTGTCTAAGGAGTATATAATGGTCAGATTCCTTTCTGAGTATACCAGCTCACAGGAAAAGAAAGACTTTACCTCTCAAGTATATTTCGACAAAGACAATAATCACTTTGTCGTTCGCTGTCTCATTAATGGTGAAGAAGAAGTCAGATACAAAGGCTTCTTCCTTACTGAACAGCAAGCCGAAGATTACGCGGAAAATTTCGTACAGCAAGTATTCTAGCTTGTGCAGTCTCTGACTCGAAGCTAACCTAACTGGAGTGATATGAAGTTTTATACTAATGTACATCTGTACAAGAATGAGTTTTTGATTCGGGGTTACGAAGGTAATGAACGTGTGCAATACACGGTACCTTGTAACCCTTTCTTATTTACTACAGACCGGGTTAGCATCGAAGAGTACAAGACTCTCCAAGGTAAGACAGTCTATAAGAAGATATTCGATAGCTCGTATGAAGCTAGGACTTATGTAAAAGAGAATTCGGATATATCCGGTAAAGAAATCTATGGCATGACCAACTGGATCTACCCGTTTATTAATGACCATTTTGCTGGGGAGATTCATTATGATGCAAAGAAGATTTCTACAGTCACAATCGACATTGAAATTGAGGCGACGGGAGGCTTTCCGGACATTACCGTCGCGGATCGACCTCTCACAGCAATCACAATCTCTAAAAACGGAAAGTCTGTTGTCTTTGGATACTTCGACTACAAAGTTACTAGCGAACACGTAACGTATGTAAAGTGCAAGGACGAGAATGATCTCCTGAATAAGTTCATTAGCGTATGGAGATCGAAGCAGTTTCTTCCTGACGTTGTAACCGGGTGGAACGTCGAGTTCTTCGATATGCCTTACATGATTAATCGAATTACTCGTATTCTTGGTCCAGAGTCTGCCAAGCGCCTTTCACCCTGGGGTATTCTCTCTGAAAGAGAAGTTGAGATTTCAGGAAGAACTTTCAATATTCCTATCATCGTCGGTATTACGATTCTCGACTATCTGCAGCTACATAAGAAGTTCTCTTTCTCTATGCAAGAGAGCTACAAACTCGATCATATTGCGTTCGTAGAACTTGGTGAGAAGAAGCTAGACTATAATGCTCTAGGGTACGATAACCTTACCGACTTCTATGAAAATGACTTCCAGAACTATATCGAATATAACATTCGAGACGTTGCGCTGGTAGATAAGCTAGAAGACAAGCTTAAGTTTATCGAGCAGGTGTTTGCACTTGCATATGACGCGAAGGTCAATTATCTCGATACGTTTACGTCTGTGCGTATGTGGGACGTTATTATCCATAACTACCTTATCAATCAAGGTATCGTAGTTCCTAACTTTGACGTTGCTGAAAGAAAGGAAAAGGATAAGCAGATTGTAGGTGCATATGTAAAAGATCCTCAGCTTGGAATGCATAACTGGGTTGTATCGTTTGACTTGAATAGTCTGTACCCTCACCTTATCATGCAGTACAACATTTCACCTGAGACTTATAAAGGAACGTTTGCTTTCCTTGCTACTGATACCGGCATTGAGAAGATTCTTAACGGTGCTCTAAATGACTTCTCGCTACGTAATGAAGTGATCGAGCAGAACTATACCGTTGCTGCTTCGGGTTGTTATTTCGATCGAGACCGTCAAGGCTTCCTTCCTAAGCTGATGGAGCAGATGTATAACGACCGCGTCAAGTATAAGAATCAGATGATTGCGGCTAAAAAGCGGCTTGAACTAGTAGATGCTGAGCTTAGAAGAAGAGGCATCGAGGCCTAGTCTAGGTAATAAGTATTTTAGCTATATATTATTTTACCGGTAGAGGCTAAAATGAGCGAGAAATATTTTGAAGGTTTAAAGGAATTTCAATTCGATACTCCTCCAGATGCAGTAAATGTAGGGGGTGGGTTCGAACACATTAATACAAATCGACACTTATTTCCTAATCCTATGAAAGATCCTATTACCGCAGCGAAGAATCTAGCGTCCAGAGTTTCAAATCAGAAACCAGAAGATAAAGAGAGACTTGCAGACGTCTCAAGGCAAAATCTTAAAAAAGCAGTAGCTGTTAACACAGGTAAAAAACGACCAGATCATGGTAGGCTAATGGCTCCTCATTTTAGAAACTTATGGGCAACAAAAAAAGATGAATTGAGGGATGCCCTATCTTCAACGTTTCTAGTTACTTCTCCAACCGGAAAGGTATTTACAACAAATAGGCTTGAAGAGTTTTGCAAGAATAATAATTTAACTTATGTACCTGTATGGAATTCCAGCCGTACTGGCAAACCTGTTACGAAAGGCAAATCAAAAGGTTGGTTATGCACGAAGATTTAACAAAAATGACAAAGGAGGCTCTTCTAGAGCATCGTAGTCAGATTGAGAAGGAAATTGCAAGATCGCATAATATGCAACTAGCAAAAAAAATCCAACTCAACTCTGCTTACGGCGCTCTAGGCTAGCTAGGCAATATGTTCTTCAGATGGTTTGACCCTCGCTATGCAGAGTCAATTACCAAGTCAGGTCAGCTCTCCATTCGATGGATGGAAAAGAAGATTAACGAGTATCTTAATAAGCTATTCAAGACTGGCGATTACGATTATGTGCTTGCTGTTGATACTGACTCGATGTATATTACTCTTGATAAGCTAGTAGAGACGGCATACCCTGACCGGACTAATGAAGAGACGGTTAAGTTCCTAGATAGAGTTTGTGAAGAGAAGCTAGAACCTTATATTGATAAGTGCTATGCAGAACTGGCTGAATATGTAAATGCCTATGCGCAGAAGATGAAAATGAAGCGAGAAGTTATCGCTAATAAAGGCATCTTCACCGCTAAGAAGCGTTATATCCTTAATGTGTATAACTCTGAAGGTGTACAGTACGCTGAACCTAAGCTTAAGATGATGGGCATCGAAGCTGTCAGGTCGTCAACTCCTGCACCTGTCCGTGCTCTTATTAAGAATGCAATCAATATCATTATCAATAAGACCGAAGATGACTTGATTGACTTCATTGCAGAAAAGCGAGAGTACTTTAAGACCCTGCCGTTTGAGGAGGTAGCATTTCCTAGAGGTTGTAAGGAGCTGGATAAATGGCAAGATAGTATGGGAGCTAAGATCTTCAAGTCAGGCACTCCTATTCACGTCAAGGGCGCTATCCTCTATAATCACATCCTTAAGCAAAAGAAGCTCGATAATAAGTACGACCTTATTAATAAGGGTGATAAAATCAAGTTTTGCTATCTTAAGTTTCCTAACTACCTCGGTGAGCATGTTATCACGACCCCGGGTAAGCTACCAAAAGAACTGGAGCTAGACTCGGTCATCGATTACGATAAGCAATTTGAGAAGGCATTCATCGAGCCTCTCAAAGGTATTCTTGATGTTATTGGCTGGGAAACGGAACGTCGAAGAACCCTGGATGAGTTTTTCATATAGTCTTTTGTTTGATAAATACTTAAAATCAATTGTTCGTTGAGGATATGATGTTTTCCTTTTTAAGATTTTTATCAGAAGAAGCCGTTGGAATGGTCAGCACAATTGGATCTGACCGCAAAGGTAAGAGACATACAGAAAACTATGTTATGCCTTATCTTTCAGCAGAAGGCCGAAAAAAGACCGCTGAAAGTTTTGCTAAGCACGGTGGGTTTAGAACTACGGGAACAGGTCATGGAGAAAAGCACGACCCTAATGCAGAATATACCCACACCCTAAAAACTGCGCAAAACGGTCACCCAGCTGGTACTCAAGTAAAAGTAACTCATGTTACAGTAGATGAGCCAGGTAACATTACAGTACATACGAAAGAACACGGTTCATTTAAGCAAGCTGCCCTAATGAAGCCTTCAGAGCTAAAGAGACCTGCTATTACCAAGCAAGGCTTTGATGTTGAAGGAAGAATCGCTAAGAACCTAGGAACTCAATCAGCAGGCTCTACAAAGCATGCATACGATTTTCACTATGGCTCGGGCTCTAAGAGCGTTAAAGGTAAGGTTAAAGAAGCATCTGAAGCTCCTTCTGTTCGCGGAGAATCAAAGCTAGATAGAGGTAAAATGGGTCAATCAACTCTTAAGCATGATAAAGAGAAAGGCTGGCATTTTACAGACAAAGCAATTGGAAGTCATTTTGAGCAAGCTCGGGTAGTAGGTCCGGATAAAAAAGAACGTAGCTTATTAGACCACTTGAACACCTTCCATAAAGAAGGTAAAATAGAAAAAGGATTCTCGGTAGCTGCTCCTGCAGGCTCTACAAAGAATTATATCAAAAATAGCGGTGTTAATACTCTTCATATTCATAATAAGAGAGCAGATAAAGGCACAACCTTTACTGTAGGAAATTCTCATCTTGCAGGTAAAACAAAGCTAGGTCATCTTACCGATGAGCATCTTAACGCTCTAGATGGTAAAATTAGTATTGAAAAAACAACTAATGGTCAGACACAAGCAGCTCATCGTCCAAATATTAAAGTGATGAAGCAATATGCTAACATGTCACAAACTAATCCAAATGAGCACCGCGATCTTTCTAATGAAGAACACGCCAGCGAATTCAAAGCTCACGTTGATAAAATAAAATAACAAGAGGTTTCTATGCTGAACTTTACAGGCTTTCTTAATGAAAAATATGAGGCTTTGGGTAATCCAGATCCCAAGCACTATACTCACCTAGCTGACTATGCATTTAGAGGTGCTGGCGCTACTGGTGCAGCTGCTAATGTTTACAAGCATATGCAAGGAAGATCCGATAGCAAATCTTCTATGGAACCTCAGAAGAAAACTGACGGTAAGGTGTCTGTAGTTACTGTAAGAAACTCTAAGGATTCACCATATCATAATCCAAAATATCCAGAGAGCGCAGTAGGAGTTGCTTATAAGGGTAGAATGGACGCAAAGTCTATTGAGCCTAAGGATAAAGTTTCTTACTCACACGAAGATATTAAAGGTCATTATGGCAGCGAGCATCACCTCACGCCTATGCTATCTTCGTTACTAGACCACGCACATAAGATTCATGGCGAAGCTCCTATTATTCAACACGACATTCACACTACAACACCTAATAAGGATATTCACTACTCAGGTGGCAAGGCTACTTGGCAGCCAAACGTAGTTCGCAATTCAACTACAGATACTGGTGAAATTAAAAAGCTTAAGAGAGCAAAGATTGTTATTGCTTCTCACACCGCTATGGATAAGGACTTTACTAATCCTAGAGGTCTAAGACCGGGTAAGGATATTAAGAGTCATCCTGATGTCTACAACGTAGACCTCAATGCTCCTAAGGTTAGCAGCAAGGCTCTTGAGTTGCACAATAAGAACATAGGTCAACACGTTAGCAATAAAGAAACCCGTGGTCATCTTGATACAATAGCAAAGGCTTCTTATAATAAGCATCTAGAGCCATTTGTTAATAGCAAGATTCGCACAGGTGAGTATGGTGGCGAAGGTCAAAAGCCTCTTACACATAAAGACTTCAGAAGCTTTGTAGCTAATGCTCACGACAAGGAAATTGCTAAGGTTACTACAGATAAGGCTAAGCAAGCTAAGACAGCTGCTAAAGAAGCTGCTCTAAAAGAAGTAGATGCACATAAAGCTTCTATCAACAAAGTATTTGAAGTCCATCATGCTATGACTAACGCTGTTAGAGATTATGTCGGTGAGACTCATAAAGCTGATGAGAAGTCTCCTATCAAGCATGAGATTCCATCTGAGCATGGCGGCTTCAAGCCAGCTCCTCCAGAAGGATACGTGCCTCGTGGTAAGCATGCCGCTACTTCTACTACCAAGCTTAATCCACGTTCAGAATTCAATAGAGCTAACTTCTTAAAGAATGCTGACTTAGGTAAGAAGAAGGCAGAGCCAGTTACTGAATCTGCTGAAGGTAAAGCAGTAGTGATTCCTGCTGTTCGTATGCAACCTTTCCATCGCGGTCACGAAGCGCTAATTAAGGATGCATTAGCTAAGAATCATGGACCAGTTCATCTTTATGTAACTAAGAACAAGCCTGGTGATGCAGATAATCCTCTATCAGCTGAGCATCGTATTTCATTAATCAAGCATGCGTTTAAGGATGATGTTGCAGCAGGAAGACTTCATGTTCATGAAGGTGGAAGCATGTTCCAGAACATGTCTAATTTCCATCAAAACAACCCTAACGTTACAAATGCTCATGTTGTTTTAGGTAAGGGTCGTGAAGAATCTGCTAAGCAAGTAGCTGCTTATAATGGTAAGACAGATAAAGCTGGTAATGTTCCTTATCACTTTAAGCAACTTACTACAAGTATACGATCTGAAACTCCTGGCGCTCATGATACAGTAAGAGCAACAGAACTAAGAAATATGGCTCATAGTGATGCATCTCCAGAAGAAAAGTTTAAATACTTTAAGGATAGAATGCATCCGTCTATTCCTACTCCTTTAGTTCAAAAGACTCTTGATGCTGTTCAAGCAGTAAAGCCGAAAGCTAAGAAGCTAAAAGAAGGTTTCCTGTCATTTATAGAGTATATTTTTAGATAATGAATATTAAAATGGAATTAAAAGACGATTTTGATTTTGGCTTTAGCCTAGTAGATGAATCTGAATTAAACGCGGTCCAGGAAGTACAAGAGAAGTTATCTTCTACTTCCCAAGCCGCGACCGATACACAAAAGAAGATAGACAAGATGTATAATATGTTTATCCCTCTTCTCAATAACCTTGCAAGTAATCCAGAAAAAGAGTATATTTACTGGCCCAACAGGGTAGATAAAATCGAAGCATTCAGAGATAAACTACGACAGGTATACGAGAGTTGATTAATTATCTAGTACTTTTTTCTGCAATAACCCTTTCAATCGCTGCAGCCTACTACTCAATAGTAGGCTTAACTTTGATATTCACTGCAGCAGTAATACCGGTCATGATTATGGGTTCGGCTCTTGAGTTTGCAAAAGTCGTTTCTGTATCTTGGCTTTATAGGAACTGGAAGATTTGTCCTGCAGCTATTAGATATTATTTAATAGCTGCCATTAGTGTGTTAATGCTAATTACTAGCATGGGAACGTTTGGTTTCTTGTCCCGTGCGCATTCTGATCAAACCGCTCTAAGCGGTGATACATTAGTTGAGCTTAAATTAATAGAACAACAGATTGAATCAGAACAAAGGAGGGTAGAAAATGCTCAGAAGTCTCTTAATTCTCTCGACCGTTTGGTCGCTGAATCTGATACTGAATCCGCTATTAAACTTCGTAAAGGACAAGAAAGAGAACGCAAACAAATATCTTCTGAAATTAGCACTGCAGCTTCAACTATTAAAGAACTCAATTCTAAGGCTCAGCCCTTACGCAAAGAATCAATAAAGCAGACTGCAGAAATTGGGCCAATTAAATACATTGCAGATCTTCTTTATGGAGATAACAGTCAAGCGGATCTTGACAGTGCAGTTAAGTGGGTTATAGTTTTATTAGTTCTAGTTTTCGATCCGCTTGCTGTTACTCTTCTTATTGCTGCCAACATCGGCATTGCTAAAAGCAAAACTAAAATCAAGCTTCCTAAAATTCCTAAGTTTCCGGTTGAAAAAATAAACAGCTGGAAAAAAAATAAAAAGGATGGTATAATAGAGATTGACTCAGAATCTCTTATGAATATTAAGTGAAGTATTATTTCTATGCAGTAGATGATTTTGGTGATAAGTTCAGACGATTCTATCGTATCGCTGAAGCTAAATCATATATCAAAAAAAGGCCGGGTTGGACTTTATTAAAAGAGCCTCGTATAATTAAGCCAGTTGTAGATTGGAATGACTTCGAGGAGGCTGTATTTTGAAAGTCCATATCGGCAAATACCCTAAGAACCCTGACAAGCAGCGTAAGATTGATATCCGTATCGATAAGTGGGATACTTGGGGTATGGATCATACGCTTGCTCTTATTATCCTTCCTATGCTCAATCAGATAAAAACAAATAAGCAAGGTTCACCTGGAAGCCTTCCTGAATTTCAACAAATTTCTGATCAATATCCTCAGCTATGCTTCGACTTCTATGCAGACGATAATCAAAATGCGTGGGATGCAGGCCATAAGCATTGGATCGAAATCTTGGACAAGATGATTTGGTCATTTGAGCAAGTGCTTGACGAAGATTGGGATGAGCAATACTGGCTAGTTAAACCTGTAATCGATTGGGATGATATGGCTAGCAAAGAAGGGTTAGACGA